CGCAGAAGTTGTCTCAAACTTTTTACTATGGTCGTAGTAGAGTTCTACGGCTCCGTCAGTAATCATACGAGCCATGTATTCAGTGACACCTTTACTAAACCAAATTTCACTACTAGCAGTATTAATATTTAAAGCACCAGTATTATTTTGTATTCTGCTATTATTAGCACCATCGTGATAAATTATTAGGTCATCTGAATTACCGAACCTAGCTTGAATATTATCAAGGTGTTTAGAAAACTCACGTACAAATAACTCATATCCGTTTATTTGTTCCCAAGCTCTATTACTTAATCCAAGCCTATCAGTATTATCATTTGAAGGATAGAAGTCGCCAGTGATAGTATGGATTGTGCCTGTAAGAGTAACTCCATTTGCAGTAGTCTCTAACTTTTTATTACCGTCGTAATAGAGTTCCGCAGCACCATCTGCGATAAACTGACCCATTAATTCATAGCTGCCAACAGTATCATTTTTAGCAAGCTGTAAAATAGTATTTGTATGAATTGCTAAGTTGCCAGAACCTGTTTCAATAATATGACTATGAGTTCCATCATGGAATATTTCTAAATCATTACCATTACCAAACTGCATCTTAGTATTGTCACTAAACTGTCTAGCAACAGCATCTACCCAAGCAGCTCCGGTATAAACTCTAAACTTATTAGTAGTAGTATTAAATATTAAATCTCCAGCATTAAGACTGGTTGTAGGATCTGAGCTAACAATTCTATAAACATTAGCAAAGTTCTGTATTTGGTCTAAGTTACTTGCAGCTGTATTAACACTGGTAATGCTTCCAGCAACTGTAGTTACATTAGAGTTGTTTGCACTAACAACCTGTACATCATTGTTGATGCCAGATACTGTTTGTACATGAGATGATATCCCTGCAACTGTAGCTATTTCATTAGGTATAGCAGATACAGCTGTAACGCTAGTAGCGTCAGGAGATAATCTGTGGAATGTATATGTGTGAGTTGTTCCTGTTGTTTCAACAATGACACCATAACCAGCGGGTAGGACCGTAGTACCTAAACCAGTAATAGTTACATCATTTCCTGATCCAGCTCCATCTGTTATTACAACTGAACCACCACTTGGTGTTCGTGCAGAGGATATGGATTTAATAGAGACAAGCGTACCTGTACCGTTATTAACATCAGGGTTTGTAGCCGGGAAACTTGTTTCGTTTGCAATAGGTACGAAACCACCTACATCATCAACTAAGTCAACAATACGTGCATCAATAGCAGCTGTTGTAGCAATAAAGTTATCACTACCAGACCATGTAGCTCCACTGGTTATAGTTTCACTACTGTCTTGTCTAAAGTATCTAGTATCTAATTGACCGTTGTTTAATTCAGCTTCAGTAAAATATCTATTATCTAAAGCTCCGTTATTTAATTCAGTTTCTGTGAAGTAGCGGTTGTCTAATTGACCACCATCTAATTCTGTTTCTGTATAGTAAAGATTATTTAGTTGTCCTCCACTGAGTTCTGTTTCAGTGAAATATCTGTTGTCTAACTGTCCCGCATCAAGTTCAGTTTCGGTGTAGTATCTGTTGTCTAAATTGACAGAACCAGCCGATGTAACGTGACCCTGAGCTGAGATAGTTATATCTTGTACAACATTTCCAGCACTGTTATTAATGGTTGTGTTTGCACCACTAACATTGTGACTTATAGTGACTTGACCACCACTCGCAGATTTTGATAAATCAGTACCGACTAAGACGTCAGATTCTATAGCAGTATCAATAGTTGAATCTAATGTTGTTTTATTGACACCATCAGTTCCACTTACTGGATTGCCAAGATTGGTGATTTTGTTATTACCAACATTAAAGTCACCTTGCATGGAATCTTCCCCAAGGGTACTCATAGCGTTGTTATCAACCTCTTGAGCAACGTATAGAATCTGGTCTATATTGTCGTTTAGATCTTCAGCCGTAATTTCAGATCCGGGATAAAATTTCGCCTTTTTATTGTCGTTATCTGTATCTCGGGATATTTATTCAGTATCTCCATTAGCTGGAGCTGAGTTCATTTGTACTGTTGTAGCGTTGGCGAGAGAGTATTCAGTTGTCGCTTGCGTAACACCGTTAATTTTGACCTTAACGTCTGTTGTCGCTAAATATGGAAATGTAAAAGAGTATAGAACGGTATTTCCGTTCCCTGTGTATTGAGTTTGTGTGACAGCCATTTACGCTAAAAAAGTGTTTGACTGGGCGGATTATTTATTTGGGTAGGTTTTTAATTTTTTCAATTTCGTTAGTAAATTTATTTGTTAATTCGTAGTTACCTTTTTGTCTAGCCTTATCACCTAAGAGTCCTAATTGATGTTCTTGTTGTAATAAACTTGCCTTACCACCTAATGTTTCATCTTGTAGTAAAAGTAACCAAGCAGTTTTTTTTGCTTCTCTAAAAACTGGTAACAAATGTTTTGCATGTAATGTCTTTCTAGGTTCAAAGTTTTCCCCATTTTGCCTAGCATTTTCCATCCTAATAATTGATTCTTTTAACTCAGGATGTTTGGCAAATAATTCTGTTAGTTTAGCTTCTATATTTTGTTGACCCATATAGAATCTATATTTAGATTTAAGATCTGGATAATTTTCTAAACTTTCACCATTTGGACCTGTATTAAAAGTTTGTTTTAAATTTAATTTGCTTCTCATAAGCAATTCTCTTGTTTCATTAGAAACTCCAACATTAATATTGAATGGTAATGTTGCATTAATTATCCTTGTTAAAGGATCCCAATCTCTAATTATTTCGCCATTTAAAACATCATATCTGTAAGGTAACATTTTGTTTTCTGGACTAATGTCAGCCCATAAATTTCTATTACCTACACTTTGTAAAAATCCTGATTCAAGTTCTCTTAATCCCGGAGATAAAATTTTTCCAATTTCATTTCTTAATCCTCCTAATGGGACTTGATTATTAACAAAATTAGCCATTACTCTTGGAGCATCTTTACCTTGTGAAGTTAACAAATCAGATAATTGTAATATTCCAGCTAAGAAAGATTTATTTATTACGTTGGCACTTATTAAATAAGAAATCTTACCAAATTGATTTCCAACCCATTCATCTCCCATAACTTTTTGGGAATCTACAATATCTGCCATTAATCCTAATAAACCATTAAATGGTTCAATAGCTTCATAACTAACATAAGAATCACCAATCTTAAATGATCTAGGTTCCCATCTTCCAACGGATCTCCATGATTCACGTAGTTGTCTATCAGGTGGTCCATTTCCTGTTATGTATCCATTTAGTGCAGCAATTCCAGCCATTGATGTGAAAGCATAACCAATAGCCATTCTGCCTTTCATAGTAGCTTTTGCTATTTGTAAATCTTCAGCAGACTTAATACCGTATTGAGCCATGTCAGGATGATTCCAAGCCTTACTCATTATGTCTGAATGTTCTTTTATAAAAAAATTTAGACCCGGAGTATATTTAGATGTCATTGTTAAAGCATTAACACCTGTTCTTGCAAACAAAAAGAATGGTCTTAGATATGGGGATTTTTCAAATACCTTGTCAAAATCCTTTGCAACACCAGATAGTTCTTGTGTAAGTTTTGCTTCATCAGATGCAAACTTTGCCATTTCATCCGATACTTTTCCATCTGCTGTAAATACTCTTTTTTCAAAATCTATTTCAGCTTCTTTAACTAATACATCTAAGTCAGCATCTGAAACTACAATTCCTTGTCTTTGTAATTTTTCATATACGTGATTAAAAGCTAGTTGTCTTTGTC